AAGACTTTTTTGGGATTTTGAAAAATGGACAAAAAAAATGTCCAAAATTGAAAACCCAAAATACTTTTTGGATAACTTTTTCGTTAATAATATAATAAATCCCCAAAAGGGCTTAAAGAAACTTCCACACATACAAAGAACCCTTTTTTTCACTTGCATAATTAGATCCTATCATATTACATGTTCTAATTCATCAATTGAAATTCCTTGTTGTAAATATTGCTCTATTCTAGATGGATGTAATGCGACTTGCATGAGTTCTTCTTTATAAATATTACACCGCTTTTCAATAGCATCGTAATCCAATTCAAATATGGGTGTAGTAACAGAGAAATTTTCATAATTCATATGACAAAGATAATCCCACATTTTTTCTGGATAGTCTTCGTATATTTGAATAGCATTCGGATTTTTCACCAAGTGTTCCCAACTTATTCTATTTATGTTTTTTTTTAATAATGAAATAGCAGCTGGGTTTTTGGACAAATTATCCCAACATACATAACCGTATTGACATTTTGAATTTAAACCAGTATAATTGAGTTTATCAAGATTTCTCTCTATCAAATGAATAGCTTTTTCATTTTTTGCTACTGCAGCCCAACTGTAATCTGGTATTTCATGTAAATTTTCCTCTATTATATCAATTGCATATGGATTTTGACATAATCCCCGCCAAAAACAAGACAAGGGAGTATTTTTTATTTCTTCTATTTTTTCTGGATACTTTTCCAAATATTTTTCAAACAAACCAAAATATTCAGCTTTATTGATTTCCAATATATCAGGAATACAATCAATAAAGAGTAATTCATCTACCATTTTTTGCTGGTATTTTTCAATAAGATGAACAAAATTAGGGTGTTTCAATAATTCTTGTTTCCCATATTTATTCAACGATTGAAAACACAAATCAAAATATTTGTCTATTATGTGAATCGCATTTGGATTTTTTACAAATTCATTCCAAAGTATTTTTTCAGGATGCCTTGACAACATTTCGGCAGCAAATGGATTACATGATAAATATTTCAAGGCATAAACATCTTTCAAAAGTTCTATATATTTTTCAATAAAATATATATTGTTTGGATTGCTAGTCCTAACGATTTTATACCAATAGAGTCTTTCAGTGACACCATTTTTTAATTTGTAAAAATCGTATATACTTTCAGGATAATTGTTCATTATAATCTTTATTAATCAGAATTATGGTTAATTTTATTATCAATTTTTTTTGAATTGATAATAAAACTTTGGCTCCACCTTTTCTAAAGGTGGAAAAGGTGGATTAAGTAGCATATAACAAAGCCGCATTTCCACCAACAAAAACCACCATATTAATTCGCTCTTCGTAAACAAATAAATTGTAGTTGTATTCATAAATTCGCCAAGTAGGTTTATTAATACCTACTATATCTCCCGTAACTGGGTCACAAATTGTTAGTACTTGTGCCAAAGGATCCAACGGCGGGATAATTGTCGTAAAATCCAATTGAACTTGATTAAAACGATTCATGTTAATAGCACCAGATGGTTGAAATTCAAAAGGTGAAGTATTCAAACAAAAATTATAACAATATAATCCATTTGGAGCTCCACCCGCTGTTCTATTGTATTTTTCAATATAATTGAAAACACCAGAAACTAATATATTTTCTCTGTATTGTCCATCAAGTAAAATACCCATTCCTATCAATATATCTCTCAAAGTTTGAAAATTAGCTGTACCTGTAATCATATAACCTGTCAAATTACCACTAGGGTTAACACCTGGGCCAATCATTTGTCCATTACTCAATTTATATGTACCATTAGTAGGTGCAGGCGTAACTTCTGATGGTACATATTCATACGGCCAGTTGGTATAATTGGCCCATTCGTTACGCAAATTTACATCACTTCTTTGAAAATAAAACATCCAACTTGAAATTAAACCAATTGAATCCAAATCAACTTTATTAGGTCCAGTTACATTATAAAATAATTTTTCATTCACTTGTCTAAATATATATTTTTGTTCATTTTTAGCAAAGATCCGCGATTCATCGTTAGATAAAAAGACATACGTTGACATCAAATGTATATCTGCAAACCATACTGAACGTTGATCTAAATAAGAATTAATACCTAAAACATTATCGGGAGGAGTTTGCAAAAATCTATACATTTGATTTTGATATTGATTGAAATTCGGCGCGACATATGGATATTTGTTTTGAGAGTCAAAAACATCTCTAATTTTAAATAATTCAGCAATAGGTCTAAATGTGACATAAATTTGTAATTCATTATATTGTAATGAAACCAAAGGAAAAGCTTGTTGTGGCAGCAATGTAAACCATGCACCCAAAGGAATGAATAATTGACGCGGAGCAATAGAAGGCCCCGCGCCACCTGGATTGTCACTGTAATATGAATTTGGGTATGAATTTACACGACTACCTGAATTACCTGGATCATATAATTCAGGGACGTAACCAATCATTTCATAAAATAATGCTAATTTTTGTCCTGGAAAATCTCTGCGTGCCATATTCAATATATAACCACCCGAGTACTCTTGCAATTTTTGATTACCGCAAGTTATTGTTATTTTTTCAATCATCATTGTGCCAATATAGTTGATCCATTTAAATTCGTAAGGGGCCCAGTCTGTATAAGAAGTTGTACCATCCGCATTTATATATTCTTGTGGAGGTAGGATTGGACTCCAAATAGCTGGTAAATTTACGACAATAAATGTATCCGCAAATAAATCAGCATATCTAGGAATTTTAAATTGAAATGTAGATGATTCTGCTAAACGCAAAGCACTTGTTCCTTCGTAATCTATTCTAAACTTTTGTAAACCAAAGTTTGTGTATTTCAAATAACCCGCTTTCCAAAAACTTTTAGAAGGATTTCCATTTAATATAACATTTTGTTGTCCACTTGATACTAAATTTAATAATCCACCTGCCATGATATATATAATATTCTTACTGATTAATATATTATAATTATATAATTAATTGATTCTAAATAATAATATTGACAAAATATTATTATTATTATTTAAGAATATAAACTTTTACATTGTTTTCCTGGTTTTTCTGGTTTTCTTGGTTTTCCTGGTTTTCTTGGTTTTTCTGGTTTTCCTGGTTTTCTTGGTTTTCTTGGTTTTCCTGGTTTTTCTGGTTTTTCTGGTTTTTCTGGATTTTTTATAACCTCCTCCATATCTACGTCTTTTGGGTTCCGTATCATCATCATCATCACTTCTTTCTCTTTTGTCGCGATGATTCTCTTCATCATTATCGCTATTGTCGTTATTATCCATACTACGATTGTCTTCTTCATCTATTTCCATATGATCAACATCATTGTCATCATTATCACCGTCATCACCGTCATCACCGTCATCACCGTCATCGCGCCTGAAAGGACGTGAGTATACTACGTATGGTTCTGGATCATCATCATTTCTTGGTTCAAAACGATATTCGTATTCAGTCATTGCATTATTGCGATGTAAAATTGGATTTTCTTCTCTTATTCTTAATCCGGTATCTACCCATTGATTGTTATTGTTATTATTATTAAATTCCATATATATTAGTCTATATAAAAATATAAAAGAATAAATTTTTTAAATAATAGGATATATTAAGTATGATAAATCAAAATATGAATGAAGATTTTGTTAATTATTTTATTTTAGCACTTATATTGCTTATTGTTATATTTTATATTTCATATTTAATTTATTTAACGAGGCTTGAGTCTAAAGAATGTAATTATTTAAATATGTTGTATCCTTCCATAGACGGAAATATAAAATCTATATCTCCTGTCAATAGTGATTGCAGCGGAAATTTATATGATTATTATATTAAAACTGCTTTCAATGCATGCAGTGGAGGAAGCTATCAAAATGATTATGTAGATATTTGTGTTTTAAAAAGTATTCTTAAACAAGGTGTTCGCTGTTTGGATTTTGAAATATATAATATCAATAATCAGCCAGTTGTTTCAACTAGCACAACTAATAATTATTTTGTAAAAGAAACCTTTAATAGCGTTAATTTTAGCGATGTAATGAGTACAATAGCAAATTATGCTTTTTCAGGAGGCACCGCACCGAACCCAACTGATCCTCTAATTATCCATTTAAGAATTAAAAGTAACGAACAAGCATTATATAGTAATTTAGCAAATATATTCAAATCATATGATACTATTATGCTTGGCAAAAATTATAGTTACGAAAACTATGGTAAAAATATAGGAGCACAACCATTAACGTCGTTTATGAATAAAATCATCTTGATTGTTGATAAATCCAATAATTCTTATTTAGAAAATAAAGATTTTATGGAATATGTCAATTTGACAAGTAATTCAGTTTTCATGAGAGCATTATCATATTATGATGTTAAAAATAGCCCTGATATTAATGAATTGGAACAATTTAACCAAAGATGCATGTCCATCGTTTATCCAGACGTCGGTGTAAATCCAAGCAATCCAAGCGGAACATTATGCAGAGCAACTGGTTGTCAAATGATTGCAATGCGTTATCAATTTGTAGACAATTATTTAGAAGAAAACACAATATTTTTTGATGAAGGTGGATACGCTTTTGTGTTAAAACCCGCAAATTTAAGATACAATATTGTAACAATTCCTGACCCGACACCACAAAATCCCCAATATTCTTACCAAACAAGAAATGTAGGCAGCGATTATTATAATTTCAACTACTAAGTTGAATTACGCAAATAAAAACGCATCTATTTCAATGTCATCTATCAAATATTTGTTTTTTATTTGATCGGATAACATTTTATAGACAACATTTCGCTTATACTTTTTTACTCTATTTAATTCATTTATGAACATTTTGAATGTAATAGCAGGACTCCAATTGTTTTTACAAATTAATGAAGAACAACATAAACAAGATTTATTAGTAAATTTTTTCAAGTGTTCTGAAAATCGTTCAGATGGCATTTTTAAATAATGCGAATAAGGTTCATTGTTGAACTGAAATTTTGGTG